TGGGTGCCGTCTATCTCTCCATAAATATTATCCTGCTCACTGATAATTCCATTTAATAAAAGATTCTCATTAATAAATCTTCCAGCGGTGCGAGGTACATGCACAAATAAAACTCTTTGCTTTGTTCCCGGATGCAGCAAAGTAGGCATATAAATAATCTTTGGTTAATAAGCTAATTTTTTTTTCGATTTTATCTCTTGTACGCGATTGTGGAGTGTCAATCCTGTATAAATGCAAACGGCTGCTACAAAATAAAGAAAAACCGTAAGCAACCAAAAAGTCAATATAATTCCTGTCAACAACTTTGATGCGACTACATTAAAGGTTCTTTTTATACTTGGGGCGGTGAACTTGTTTTTTAGGTGCTGTGCCATCTTCCCATGCTTCGTTAACGTCAGGAGTAGATTTGTCATCGGCTTTGTATCTGCCTTTAACAGTTCTTGCTCGCTTAGGTTCTTCCCAAACAGTATTCTCTCTCCACTTTTCTTGAACTGTTTCTTTTTTATCTTGAGCGCGTCTGATAATTGCTGCATCATCTTCTTTTTTCTCTTTGTTGCTGTTGTTACTTTCATAAGTTGCTGCCCATTTAAAAAATGTTACAATTTTTTTCCACATAAAACATTCTCCGTTATTTAAAAAAGATAGGATAGCACATAAAAAAGGGAGTCCAAAGACTCCCTTTTTGGTTATGATTGAGTGAGAAACGTCATAACCATGCGTTCCTAATAAACTTAAAGCTTACGCACCTGAGCTACCATACACGCAACGATAGTTGCTGTAGCCAAAGCTGTAACGTTCTCTTGCCTTATAACGCATGTTGCCGGTGTCAAAATCACCCTCTAATGCAGTTGTAAGAGGCGCACGTTCAAAATGCTTGAATCCATCTGGGCAGTCAGTTTTAACGTACCACGCATCCGTGTCCGTTAAAAAGTGATTGACTACGTATCCATTTGGAAGCATTCCCATGTTACGCAAAGCGTTGATGTCATTATCTGCTGTCGCGGGACGTAGAGGGGTTTCTAACAATCTGTCAGCGATAAATTGCGAATTAGGCGGAACTACAAGTTTCATGCCTTGTAACGCAATAATCATACCTCTGTCATCCGTAAACGCAGCAATGTCAATCATTGCCTGTTCAAGTGAAGTTTCATTTAAGTCTGTATAAGTGCTTGGGCGATTGCTTAATGTTCCAGCATTACCACCTAAAGGGTGGGAACTGTTAATTAAAGCTACGCCATCGCCACCAGTATAAGATGACGAAAAAGCATTGTTAAGAGTAGCTGCTCCTTTAACTTGTTTGGTATGTGCCATCGAACGCGCAAGCGCTTTCGTATAACGNGAACCAAGCCTGTCATAGAGNTTATCCTCAACTGCTTCTTCTGTTAGTGCAAATGCTAATGCAATTGTTTGGTGCGTATANCTTGCNGTATAGCCCTCACTTGCATCATCATAATTAACACTGTCACCTTCGTTCTTAACNGGAGCATTCCCAAATCCGATAATGAGAACCTCTTCTTCAAACGCACGATCCGAAGATTCCGTGTCGTAAATTTCTTTGGTTTCATTTTCGTAACGGTCATATTCCATTCCAAATAAGGCGTTAAGACCCGGCTCAAGCTCTTTCGCTAATTGCGCTCTAGAAATTGCTGCCATTTCCTATACTCCTTATGCTAACCCTGTGGTTCCTGCTGAAAACAAGGAATTATTAATAGTAACGAGAACGTTAGTATTAGTGCTTCCTACATCAGAGTTTTCAGGGTCTTGTGAAATTTCAATAGCCTTGAGGGGATGCGTGGCGGTGGTTGCACCAGTTGACACTCCTATCTCTAAATGACTTCTACCGGAGTAGGCGTCTCCTACCGGAGAACTGTCCACAATATCAAAATTTCCAAACAAGTCCGCTCTAGGGAACGCGGCATCGCCTTGAATTTCACATATTATATTAGGATCAGTTATCACAAAAGCAGCAATATCACTAGCAGCAGTGCTAGCAGGATATTTGTTGCTCCATGTAGGTTTAGATGTACTAGGATCAGTATAAAAACACCCGTTAAAAACACCGAGCACGTAGCCTGAGCCACCCGCTGCGATTCTTTCAACATTGCCCGCTGTTACCGCAGCTACTATATCACCTTGATAGATAGCAGTGTTGTAACTAGAAGCAATCGTGAATTTATTTTGTCCACCGGCGTAATAATCACCCGACAGTTTACGTACGGGTCTTAACCCGAATGCTCTGTCTTTATTTGCCATATTACATTCCTATTAATGGTGTTAGCCCTTTTTGGAGCCTCCACCAAAGGTTACTTTACTCTGCCGTTCCGGTTTAAGGATCGGCATACTTGGATGCGATTCCCTCATGAGATCATTGTCGACCGCTCTCATTTGGTCTTTGGCGCGTTCTGTGAAATAAGCATTTCTTTCATCGCGGGTCTCAATGGGAACCTTGGCAAGTAACAAACCTCCTACGGCTATCACGCCTGCATGTTTTCCATCCTCCATACTGGGCAATTCAAAATCACCAATCTCATCTGCTTTGACTAATTCATAGCCTTCGCGTGTTCGAGACATGATGTTCTTGCGATCTTCTTGACCAGCATATTCCGCCCTGATCCATCGATAATGATAGCCTTCAGGCGGTTCGGGGGTTTCTAACATTTGGGGTGGAGCCCAAGGTTTACGCGCGGTCTCTTCCTCCCGCGTTTCATCTTCTCTTGATTCAGATTCTTTGCGTGTTTCTTCTGACATGTGTCACCTCTGCACGAATTTCGCGTATTCTTCTAACGGTACGTTTAGTCTTCTTGCCATATCGACTTCCGACTTGGTTAGACGAACACGTCTATTTTTATGCCCACCTCCGGACGCTCTTGAAACCGGGGCGACAGTCTGGGCTATCGAACTGTCTGTGGTCTCCGTATTTCCTTCACTTGCTTGTGAAAACTTGTGAGGGAATTCTGTCCGAATTCTTTTATCTATCTCATCATAATACTCGTTTGTGCTCGGGTCAAACCCTTCTTGCTCAACTAAATTACGATGAATAGAAAAAGCGGTTAAAGTCATAGGCTCGTCTTCGCCGAACCAATCGTTTTTTTCTGCCCAATCTTCGGCTCTGGGATCAGGTTGTGGCGTTTGCCTACCTATATTTTGAGACTGTGGCATTCTGTTAGATTGTGCGTATTGCTGTTGCTGTTGCTGTTGTTCCTGTGCTTGTTTGCTCATGCGCAATCTTTCTTCTTCCACTGCGATCTTTGCCATTACTTTTTGAGTTTCAGCTAGACGCTCTGGATCACCCGCCGAAAAGGCTTCTTCATAAGCTTTCTTAGTTTGCGCGGATTGCGATTGCAAACGAGTTTCATATTCAGCTAAAAAGCCCTGATCTACGGTTTGACTGCGGTGACGTAACTGTTGATTCTGAGTATAAACATTTTGAGCAAAATCAGTAGCCGCCTGTTCTTTACGTTCAGATTCACGTAACCGTTTGGTTAGCTTATCAATACGTTTTTGAACTTTGGTACTGTACTGCTCTAAATCTTTTTCGCTAGAAGCTTCAGACTCTTCAAGAGCCGGTTGGCTTTCATCGACAGATTCAACTTTGAGTTGCGGTTCAGAATCAGGTTGCTCTATAGGTTCAAATTCTACTTCTTGAGCGCCTTCTTCCGTTTCGAGATTTTCTTCTGGTAGCATGGTCTTTCTCCATGTTTGATTTAATTTTACTTAAACAGCTAAGATGTCAGATGGGTCTAAAATAGTTGCAATGACTTCATCGTCATTGATAAGGCGTACTTCAGCACCGTCTTCTAATTTGAAGCGGGCGCCTGCATAACGTCCTATAAGTACCCAATCTTTCTCTTGACACCAATGGCTGTCACCATGTTTCTCTCTATTGTTATAGCACAGGGGTCCTTTTTTCAGAACGTAAGCAACGACTGTTGCTAAAGTTTCCCGAGATACCGTCTCTTGAACGAGATGGATACCACCCGATGAAACTCCCTTCCCTGCATAGGGTAAAACCAATATACGCCAACCGGCTGGGGTTGGCATTCTTTCTAATAAATCTTTATCTAATAATGTAGGGTCTAAATAACGTTCTTCTTCTTTAACGTAAGCATTGTCTACTATAGACTCTTGTTCTTGCTGTTCTTTTACCTCTGCTTCCTGCGTTTCGGCAATATGATTAGGAACTAATACTTTACTCATCTACATCCTCTGTTGCTTTTCCAATTATATTTTGAAATTCACTTTCAAAATAATC